AGTATTCAAGGGATGTTGAAAATTCAAAGAGCAGAGTTGAAAGCGCAGAAAAAATTTTTAAGGAAAAGCTGAACGAACTTCAGAAACAAGCAAAATATCAAATTGACCAGTTTGAAGCGCAAGAAAATAGAATCAGAAAAAATGTTGAGGATAGCACAAAAGCACTGAATGACAGTTTCAAGTATTTAAGTGACAAAGTCAAAGATGTGGAATTGGTCAACAGTGATGATTTCAAGATTAAACTTGAAAGGTTCTTTGATGAAGTCAATGCTAGGAGAGTCGAAGCTGAAAGGAAGAGAAAAGAGGATGAAGAAATTGAAAGGAATAATTGAAGATGAACAAAAGAGGAAAGAAGAAGAAGAAGCTGAGAAAAAAAGGATTGAAGCTGAAGAAGCGGCCAAACATCCTGAAAGAAAAAAAGCTGAATCTATGAACTTGAAAGATAGGATTACTTACTATCATCCAATTGTACTCAAATTTGTTTATAATAATTTGAACAATTGCTTTACCTACATTAAAGAAGAGAAGAATTTGAGAGATGGTAAAGGTCCAAGAATGTACATTGAGGGTCCATTTATGATGGCCAACGAAGTCAATAAGAACAGAAGACTTTATGACTTAACAGAAATGGTTTCTGAAGTAAAAAGATATTCTGATGAAATGATTAAGTCTGGTAGAGCATTAGGAGAACTTAATCACCCAACTACTGTCGATATCGATCTTTCAAGAGCTTGTCATAGTGTACAAAATTTAAGACAAGAAGGTAATTACTTCGTTGGTAAATCCTTAGTTTTAAATACTCCAATGGGTAAGATTGTTCAGACATTAATTGACGATGGAGTTACACCTGGTGTATCTACAAGATGTTTAGGTCAATTAGAGCCTGATTCTATTAAAGAAGATGTTAATAGAGTAAAAAACATGAAGCTAGTAGCAATTGACGTTGTAGCTGACCCTTCATGTCCAAAAGCATTTGTAAACGGTATTCTAGAATCCAAGCAATGGGTTTTAAAAGAAAACGGTGAATTAGAGGAGGCTTTCGGTAGATTAGAAAAATCCCTCGGAACATTACCTAAGAGAGAAGTTGAAAAATATTTACTTGAGCAGGTGTTAAATTTCATTAATACGCTTAAATAATAATATGGAGACACAACTAATTAAAACATTTATTAAGAATGTCGGGGTAAAAAATTACTCTGAGGCTAATAAATATTTACAACAAATCTTAGATAACAAGATTAAGAGCCGAATCAAAACAGCTTTAAACAAACCACTTTTTTAATATATGTCAGCACTAATTGAAAAATTAAAAGAAGTTACCAAAGATATGCTAAGTGAGGAATCACTTAATCAAATATCTGAGGCATTCGAGCAGCAAGTAACAAAGGCTGCAGAAGATCGTGCAAAACTACAGATTGACGCGTTACTAGTCAAGATCGACGAGGATCACTCTTCTAAAGTAGAGAAGCTCGTCGAGGCTATTGACCGCAATCACTCTGAGAAGCTTCTCAAGGTAGTTGAGGCTATAAACGAAAACCATGCCGGTAAGCTCAAGGATGTTGTTCGTAAGTACGAAAAAGCTCTCAATGAAGATGCTTCTACTTTTAAGCAATCATTAGTAGAGTCTATTTCTAATTATCTAGAGGCTTATCTAGATGAGAACCTACCAAATACAGCCATTGAAGAGGCTGTAAACAATAAGCGCGCTAACCAAGTTCTCAATGAACTACGTAGCATGCTTTCTGTTGATTTAATTCTTGGCAAAGAAACCATCCGCGAGGCTGTTATGGATGGTAAGACCAAGCTAGACGAGAGTGCTAGAATTATTGATGAGCTCAAGAAGCAAAACGGTCAATTAAATGAATCATTAACAAAAGCTAAGTCTGATTTAGTACTTGAGCAAAGAACAGCTAACTTACCTGATAGCAAGAAGAACTACTTATCAAAAGTATTCAAAGGTAAGAGCGCTGAATTTATTAAGGAAAATTTTGATTACACTGTAAAGATGTTTGAAAAGCAAGAGTCCAAGAATATTGAGACTCTAACTGAACAAGCTATCAACAATTCTGTTACAAAGAATCTTGACAGACCAGTTATTGAGGAAAGTCAAGAAGTAATCGAAGAAGGGTCTCAGAACACTGATGCAGATCATCCTCCATTGAGAATGTACATGCAAGAGCTTTCTAGACACTAAAAAATATTTTTAATGAGGCAAATGCCTGATAATGATTCTATATCATAAATTCTAAAAACAAAAACATATGAAAAACATTAGACCTTCACAGTCATACATTTCTCCAGACAGAGCTTCTGCTCTTCTCGAGAAGTGGTCTCCAGTTCTTGACTTTAACAGCAAGAACGTAAGAACAATCGAAGACGATCACACTCGTCTAAACACTGCCATCCTCCTTGAGAACCAAGAGAGATGGTGCATTGAGGAATCCGGTCAAGCTAACGTTTCCGGTTCTACTTCCTCTGTATTCGGTAACGCCTACGGTGCTGTAGGTGGTATGGGTGGTTACGGTGCTGCAGTCAACAATTCAACCGGTGATGCTAACGCTGACTGGTATGCAACTGGTGATGCACGTCTACCAAAGATCCTCATCCCAATGATCCGTCGTACCTTCCCTGAGTTGATCACTAACGAAATCGTTGGTGTTCAACCAATGAGCGGTCCAGTCGGTCTTGCTTTCGCCTTGCGTTACAAGTACGACAACGACGTTCTAGGTAGCCAGATCCCAGGTAAGTACAATGATGCTGGTGCTGGTAACCCAGGTCCATATCCATGGCAGGCTGCTGCTGCTGGTACCGTTAACAACGGTTCCTTCGGTCACACCTTCTCTGGTGAACTTGGTTACGAGTATCTAGACACTCGTTTCACTGGTGCTTCTTCAGCTGACTTAGCAACCTATCAGAACAACGCTAACTTCGAGATTATCGCTCAAGACCAAGGTGTTGCTCAGTTGCTAGCTAACTACGAGTTCACATCCCAGATCCCAACAGCTTCTATCTCCTTCGAGAAGACAGCCGTTGAAGCTGGTACACGTAGATTAGCAGCTCGCTGGTCCGTTGAGTTGGAGCAGGACTTGAAGAACATGAACGGTATCGATATTGATGCTGAACTCACTAACGCCATGAGCTATGAGTTACAGGCTGAAATCGACCGTGAAATGGTCATCAGAATGATCCAAGTCTGCTTGAAGTATGCTAGCTACGGTTCAGTAACAAGCTGGACTGCATCTGCTGCTGATGGTCGCTGGTTAGCAGAACGTAACCGTGACTTCTATCAGAAGCTCATTGTTGAAGCAAACAGAATCGCCGTACGTAACCGTAGAGGTGCTGCTAACTTCATCATCGCAACTCCAAGAGTTTGCGCAATCCTAGAAGCTCTTCCTGAGTTCAGCTGGATGTCTGTTGACGGTAACGTCAACACCCAACCAACCGGTGTTGCTAAGGTTGGTACAGTTGGTGGTCGCTTCCAAGTATACCGCGATACAAGAACCGATGCTCAAAACCTAACCGGTCAACGTACTACTGTTGAGTACGCCCTATTAGGTTATAAGGGTCCTGAGTTCTATGATACCGGTATCATCTACTGCCCATACATCCCAGTAATGGTACAACGCACCATTGGTCCTAACGACTTCGCTCCACGTGTTGGCTTGCTAACCCGTTACGGTGTTGTCGATAACATCTTCGGTGCTAACTTGTACTACACATTAGTTGTTGTTAAGGGTCTTGGCATTGCCTTCACTCCTGCAACTTCTGTTGTATACTTCTAATCTTAATAAAAT